CGGCAAAGATATACCGCAAACTTCCTAAAAACATAACAGACGATGAGCGTTTTGTTGGCAAGACCACAATTCTTGGCGCAGGTTACGGCATGGGCGCAGTTAAGTTTCAAGCCCAGTTAAAGGCTTTTGGTGTTGACCTATCAGAAGACTGGTGCAAAAAGGTGCTCAGAACATATCGTGACGAGTTTTATCTTATACCTGCTTTATGGGAACAAGCGCATCGTTGCCTTGATGCTTTGTCTGATGAGACGCTAAAAACTTGTGTATTTGGCAAGCAAGAGCAAGCGGTTAACGTGCTCCCGGGAATTGGCTTTGACCTACCAAGTGGCATACCTTTGAAGTATACCGACTTGAAACTTATAGAAGTTGACGAGAGGGGTAGGGGGCAGTATATTTACTCTACTCGTAAAGGAATCGTACGCATCTACGGCGGTAAAGTAGTGGAGAACCTTTGTCAAGCATTAGCACGATGTGTTATTGGCGAGCAAATGTTGCGTATATCTAAGCGGTATAAAGTTGTACTGACCGTGCATGATGCCGTGGCTTGTATAGCAAAAGAAAATGAAGTCGAAGAAGCCGCCAAGTATGTGCAAGAGTGCATGCGTTGGAGACCAAAGTGGGCAGAGACTCTGCCCCTTAATTGTGAAGTTAAATACGGAAAGAGTTATGGAACAACTAAAAAGTATTCCTGATTACACATGGAGTTATTCCAGTATCTCTCTGTTTCAACAGTGCCCACGCAAGTTTCATCGCATGCGTGTGGCTAAAGATATTGTTGAGGCCCCGCAAGCACATTTGGATTATGGTAAGACAGTACACAAAGTTGCTGAAGACTATGTTCGCGACGGCACGGTAATTCCACCACAGTACAATTACATAAAACCGCAAGTTGATATGCTCAAGGATATGGCTGGCGAGAAATTATGTGAGCATGAGATGGGGCTGACCAAAGAGTTTGAGCCGTGTAAGTTTAGAGACAAAAACGTTTGGTTCCGTGGCATAGCCGACCTGCTAATAATCAACGGCGAGAAGGCTACGATTATTGATTGGAAAACAGGCAAAACTAGCAGATACGCTGACAAAAAACAGTTAGAGTTGCTATCATTGCTAACCTTCAAGCACTTCCCACAGGTCAAATCTGTGAAAGCGGGGTTGGTATTTTTGGTTGCTGAAGACCTAGTACGTGCGCAGTTTAGTGCGGATGAACAGGATACGGCGTGGCAAAAATGGATAGTTGAAATCAACCAACTTGAAGCATCATACGCAAACGATATGTGGAATCCAAAACCAAACTTCACATGCCGTAATTTTTGTGCAGTCATTGACTGCGAACACAATGGGAGTGGATATGCCGTACGTTAACAAACCAAGACCTTATAAAAAAGAATACGAAATGTACGATGGTACTGAGAAAGTAAAAAAGAAACGAGCCGCACGCAACAAAGCACGCGCAATGATGGAGCGCGAAGGTCTTGTACATAAAGGCGATGGTAAAGACGTAGACCATAAAAAAGCTTTAAGCAAAGGTGGCAAGTCTGTTCGCAGTAATTTGCGCGTTAAGACTGCAAGCGACAACCGTTCATATGCAAGAAAATCCGACCACACAATTAAATAATGCAAATAATTGACAACAAAGCCTTGGTCATCAGAACCAAGAATCCTGAGCGTATTACGACAGCGATTAAGAAGAGCAAAAAGTTAGAACAAAATGGGGATGTTACAGAGGTAGCAGTTCATTGGGGTTTGGAGGAGGCACAAGTCTTGAAGAAGTTAGGAGTTAGGGATGTCCCTTCTCCAATAGACAGAGACTATAACTGGCCCGGAATCTATAAACCTATGGCGCATCAGAGAGACACTGCGTCATTCCTCACATTACATAAACGTGCGTTTTGTTTTAACGAACAAGGCACTGGCAAAACTGCATCTTCTATTTGGGCATCTGACTACCTATTAAATATAGGCGCAATAAAGCGCGTACTTGTTATATGTCCTTTGTCCATTATGCAATCAGCATGGCAAGCAGACCTATTTAAATTTGCAGTGCATCGTAGCGTTGACGTTGCATACGGGGACCGCACTAAACGGAAAAATATTATTGGTGGTGTAGCACAGTATATCATTATTAACTATGACGGCATAAACATTGTAGCCAATGAGATTAAGAAGGGTGGATTTGACCTAATCATTATTGATGAGGCTAACGCATATAAAAACCCTCGTACCGAACGCTTTAAAATTCTCAAGGCAATTACAAATCACGATACATGGATATGGATGATGACAGGCACACCTGCGGCGCAGTCACCACTTGATGCGTATGGATTGGCTAAACTGTGTATTCCCGAACGCACGCCCATGCTATATGGTATGTATCGCGATTCTGTAATGTATCAGTTGTCACGATTTAAATGGGTTCCAAAGCCAGATGCTATAGCCGCCGTGCATAACCTACTGCAACCTGCTATCCGCTATACAAAAAAAGAATGTTTAGACTTGCCAGATGTAACGCATACATCTCGCTTTGCTCCTATGAGCGCACAGCAATTAAAATATTACAACCAGCTCAAAAAAGATTTTCTTATTAATGCAGTTGGTGAGGATGTGTCTGCGGTAAACGCGGCGGCAAACTTAAATAAACTATTGCAAATATCTTGTGGCGCTGTGTACACTGATACTAAAAATGTAATTGAGTTTGATGTAGCTTCAAGACTAACCGTTATAAAAGAAGTTATTGAAGAGGCTACGAACAAAGTTCTTGTATTCATACCTTATACGCATGCGTTAAACTTAGTGCATGATTATTGTGTAAAAAATAATATTACAGCCGAAATAATTAACGGCAGCGTTAGTGCAACAAAACGTACAGATATATTTAAAAGATTTCAAGAGAATGATGAGCCGAGAGTATTGTTAATTCAACCGCAAGCCGCCGCGCACGGGGTTACCCTAACTGCCGCTAACGTTGTTGTATGGTACGCTCCAGTCACATCAAGCGAAACTTATTTGCAAGCAAACGCTAGGGTACACAGACAAGGGCAAAAAAATCCTGTCACAGTTGTTCATGTGGAGGGCAGTCCTGTTGAAACAAAGTTGTACGCTATGCTACAAAACAAAATTGATTTTCATTCAAAGATAATTGATTTATATAAAAACGAAATAAACACTTGACAATGTAAAGATAGAGAGTATAATAAATACTCCAAACAAAAAAACTTGAAGGAATTTTATGGATGCACCCATTGAGAGAATTGTGCAGGCGTACATAAAAATACGCGATGCAAAAGAAATACTTTATAGAGAATATAAAGTGCAAGAAGAACAGCTTGAAGAGCAAATGGCTGTTCTCAAACATAAGCTAATTGAAGTTTCTAAAGAGACTGGCGCAACTAGTTTTACAACCCCTTACGGTATTGCATACCGCACAGTCAAAAGCCGTTTTTGGACAAATGACTGGGAAAGTTTCTACGATTTCATGGCACAACACAAGGCTATGGGATTGTTGGAAAAACGTATTCACCAAACTGCTATGAAGGAATTCATGGAAGAGAACCCCGAAGTTCATCCACCCGGACTGAACATCGATAGTGAATACGAAATCACGATTCGTCGCAAGTAATTTTTAACCCTAGGAGAAAACCACATGAGTAACGATGTAACTCTGTTTAATCAAGAAGTCCCTGCTTACCTCAAAAAAGCAGGATTGGATGACATGACAAAAGCGCTGTCAGGTAACACTGGCTTAAAGCGTATTTCAATTCGAGGCGGTGTATTCCGTTTGATGGTCAATGGCGAGGAACTTGTCAAGAATGAAAATCGTTTTATAAACATTGTGATTGTAAACGGCGGTCGTCACATTGCACGTCAGTTCTATGCTAGTCAGTATGTTGCAGGTCAAGCACTGCCACCTGATTGCTGGTCTAACAATGGCGATAAACCTGACGATAGCGTTGAAAGCCCACAAAGCAAAACTTGCGATGGTTGCCCACAGAATATAAAAGGCTCTGGTCAGGGTGATTCAAGAGCATGCCGATTCCAACAAAGACTCGCAGTGATGTTGGCAGACGATATTGAAGGCGAGGTGTATCAGTTAGCATTGCCAGCTACTTCCATCTTTGGTCGTGGTGATGTGGATAAGATGCCCTTCCAACAATACGCTAAATACGTTGGCGCTCAAGGTAAGAGCATCAATACGTTGGTTACTGAACTACGTTTAGATAGCGACAGCGCTACTCCAAAATTAACGTTCAAACCTGTTCGTTATCTGACAGAGCAAGAGTGGTTAATAGCAAAAGAAAAAGGCGACAGTCCTGCCGCTAAATCTGCTGTTACTCAGACTGCATCTACTACTGACAACGTAAAGCCAAAAGCAATTGAATCTGTTAAAGCAGTTGCCGTTGCAGAGGTGGAAGAGGCAGAAGTAGCCGAACCTACAAAGCGTCCTGCTAAAAAGAACGCTACGCCAGCACCAAAGAAAGATTTTGTTGATGTGCTGAATGACTGGTCAACTGATGACGCATGATGGATAGTAGAGGATATTCTTCACGAGTCGTTCGGGCTAACTTGGAGGCTAATGCAAATAACCCCGGTGTTGCGCTGGGGCGCTTTT